GGTTGGGATCATGGACGCGGGGTTGACCCCTCCCGTGATATTGGCAGCTGGCAGAAAGGCAGCATCGCGGCGGTAGATACAAACGTAGCGGCTACCCAATCGATTGCTTCCAACCTTGCTGATTATGTCGCTTCGAGAGTAAGGACAGGTTACGACAGTGGCGACATAGCACTCTACTCTGGCGTGACGCTTGCGGGCGTAAACCCGCAGGCAAACTTTCCGTTACCCGGCGGTTCCGAAGTCACCTACGGCATTACCCGACCAAACAACCTCGCCGTGATGTGGTGCATCAAGGCCTGGAACGCGCCGATCAATCAGGGAAATATTGATGTCGCCGCGCTTGCTGCTTCTATCGTGCAGGCAACAGAGACAAGACAGGGAACTGCAAAAGTCGCGACTCAGGCCCAGGCCAACGAAGGCACGGATGACGCTACTATCGTAACGCCTAAAAAACTATGCCTTGGGTTTTCAGTCAGCCTTGCTGCGAATGGCTACATTGTTTTCCCTTCCTGGTTAGGCGGTTTGATGATTCAGTGGGGCGTCGCAATCATGCCGGGCACAACAGGCACCTTCAGCTATCCAATTGCGTTCAAAACCGCCATTTACCAAATACTTGCGACGGATGCCGGCAGCGGAGCTCACTCGCTTGGAGTGAGTCCCTTGTCACTGACAAGTTTCACTGCGTACGGCAACTTGGCTACGACAAATGTTCGATATCTGGCCATAGGTTCATAAGATGCGTTATTACAGCAAATCAACAGACAGCGTTTACTTGGATAGCGTACACGGCGCAATGCCAAATGATGTTGTGCCGCTTACTGAGGCGCGATATCTGGAAGTTATAGCGAACCCAAAACCTGGAAAAGTCAGAAGCCTCGATGCGGATGGCTTACCTATTTTGATTGACCCTCCCGCGCAGACGTTAGCCGTACGTTCAACGTTGGAGCGTGTGTGGCGCGACGAAGAGATCGAGCGCGTCAAATGGCTTCGGGAGCGCCATCGGGATCAACTGGATATTGGCCAAGAGCCGACGCTGACTCCCGAGCAGTTCAGCGAGCTTCTGTCCTATATCCGAAATCTGCGCGACTGGCCGCAATCTCCCGAGTTTCCCTCGGCTGATAGCCGCCCGACTCTATCTGTCCGGGTCTCGAAACAACCTCAATAACGCCCCGTTCAACCGGGGCGTTTTCTTATCTGCACAAACACCCAACGACAACCGAAAGCCCCAAACGAATGGGGCTTTTTCATATCTGGAGAAACGCAAAATGGCAGAACGCCAAACCTACACCGTCCTCGTCCCGTTCCCTGTCGGGCGTGGTCACTGGTCGACCGCTGGCCAAGAGCTCGACCTGCTCGACGTCGAAGCCAACGCGCTGCTAAGCGTCGGTCGCCTGGCGCTGAAATCCACATCCACCCAGGCCGAATCGGCCGCTGCCAAGAAGGCTGAATAACCATGGCTGAGGTTTTGAACTTCGAGCACAACGGCATTACCGTCAATGCTTCCGAATCCCCCGAGGCCATGGGTGGTCTCGGTGACAACGTCATTGGCCTGATCGGCACGGCGCCGAAGGCCGATCCGCTGATTCCGCGTAACTCCCCGTTCCGCATTAACAGCTTCACCACCCAGGCGCTGCTCGATCCGACCGGCACTGAATCGGGCACCTTGTTCCACGCGGTGTTCCAGATCCTGAAAGTGGCCAAGGTGCCGGTCTACGTGGTTATTGTCGAAGAGGGTGCAGCCCCGGCGGACACCATCAACAACGTGATCGGCGGCATCGAGCCGTTGACCGGTCGCAAACTCGGCCTGGCTGCACTGAGCGGTGTGCCGGAAGACCTGACCATCATTGGTGCGCCAGGCTTCACCGGCACCAAAGCCGTGGCCAGCGAATTCGCCTCGTTCGGCAAGCGCATCAAGGCTCGTGTAGTGCTCGACGGCAAGGATGCCGCGGTCGCTGATCAAGTGACTTACAGCCAGGAGCTGGGCGGCGCGGACCTTGGTTTCGACCGTTGCCTGCTGGTGCACAACATGCCTGCCGTTTACTCCAAGGCGGCGAAGAAAAACGTCTTCCTGTCGCCATCGAGCCTGGCCATTGCCGCGCTCGCCAAGGTCAAGCAGTGGGAAAGCCCGGGCAACCAGGTGACCTACGCCGAAGACGTGTCGCGAGTTGTGGAATACAACATCCTCGACACCTCCACCGAAGGCGATCTGCTCAACCGCTACGGCATCAGCTACTACGCCCGCACGGTCCTCGGTGGCTTCTCGCTGCTGGGTAACCGGTCCATCACCGGCAAGTTCATCAGCTACGTCGGCCTTGAAGATGCGATCAGCCGCAAGCTGGTGAAGGCCGGCCAGAAAGCCATGGCGAAGAACCTGACCAAGTCGTTCATGGATCAGGAGGTCAAGCGCATCAACGACTGGCTGCAAACCCTGGTTGTCGACGAAACGATCCCTGGCGGCAGCGTGTACCTGCACCCGGAATTGAACAGCGTCGAGAAGTACAAAAACGGCACCTGGTTCATCGTCATCGACTACGGCCGCTACGCGCCGAACGAACACATGGTTTATCAACTCTATGCCCGCGATGAAATCATCGAGCAGTTCCTGGAGGATGTTCTCTAATGTTTACCAACCGTGTAAGACAGGCCATCGCGGCCACCCTGCAAGGCCTGCCGTTGTCGGCGACCGTGGAAGAGTTCACCCCGCCGAAGATCGAGTTCGATATGGAACCGATGACCGGCGGACGCTTCATCGCCGAGGAAATGGCCAAGGGCGGCAAAGTGCTGGGCGCCACCCTCATTCTGCAAGGCGCCGGTCCGGAAGTCATGCTTGCCCTAGGCGTGAAACTGGGCGACGACATTCTGCTGAACGTGCGTGAAGCGGGACAGGATCAGGACGGCAACACCTGGTTCACCTATCACACTGTCGGCGGCAAGCTGAAATCTCTTGGAGAAGCTGCGCTGAAAATGGGCGAAAAACCCAAGACCACCCTCGAACTCTCCTGCCGCACATACAACCGTCTCGAAAACGGCATTCCTGTGATCGACATCGACGTGCGTACCCAGAAGTTCATGCTCAACGGCGTGGACATTCTCGGTGATGCCCGTCGCGCAGTGCTGATCACATAACCCCTCGCACTACCTCAATACAACTCAGCTAAACGCAGTCCCTGTGGAGAGCGAGCCGGTTCCCACAGGTTGCACACCCAAGGAATTCATTTCATGTCCTGGACACCTCCCGTTCATGCCCTGTTGTCGCCGATCACCGGCGACGATCAGTCGGCCATCGAACAGATTCAACTCAAACCGTTGTACTACGCCGCACAGAAAGAGGCCCTGGCACGTGCCGGCGATGATGAGGACGACCAGTTTTTCGAACTGGCTAAATTGGCCACTGGTCTTTCAGTCAAGGAGCTCGACCAGCTCAAACGCCCGGACTACGTGAGCATCGCGCAGTACGTGCATGAGATGTCGACCCGTCCGGCGTCATATTTTCTACAGCCGGATATCGAAGTCGAAGCCGTGGACGATCCCGATCAAGTGCAACTGCTGCAACCGCTCAACGTGGCCGGCCGCAGCATGACCTCCCTGACGCTGGAAATGCCCGTACTACGCGCCACTAAAGCGATGAAAAAACTGAAAACGGCCAAGGAACGCGCCGAGTTCATCACCGCACATTGCACCGGCTTGATGCTTCCCGACCTGGACCTGTTGACCGTGCCTGACTGGACACAGCTTCAGGTACGCATCGACGATTTTTTAAACAAACCGGCGGATTTCTTTCGGAGCGCGACATCGAAGTAATTCTCGATGTCGTGCCGCTCATTTACTCGATAAGTGAGGCGGAAATTCTGGAATGGGACGCCGGCAAGGCATTGCGCCGATACGACATAGCGATCACTCGCCTTGGCGTGAAAAAGGAGTAGAGCGGGATGGCCGAGAGCAAATATTCGCCGCCCGGTGCGGAAATAAATCGTATTGAGCTGCCGCAACTTGGCAGTGCATCACAAATGTCGGGGCTTGCTGGTAGCGCAGATCCTTTGTCAGGTCTGAACCTGGCACTCACCACAGCGAGCCTCGACATCCATCTGTTGGTAGACGCGCAGGAAAAGCTGCGCGAAACCTTGGCATCGTTGAACAGCACCCTTTCGTCGCAGCAGTCGCTGCTCAAAACGAACGCGTCGGCCCCTGCGTCACCCAGCGAGGCGAAGTCGAAGCTCAAGGCCGAGGTCGACCAGCGAGCCCCGCCAGCCATGCTCAAGTCTGCGATGGCGACAGAGTTCGCGATGGTCGAGCTTAATCAGGTACTGAAACTGGACGATGCCCAGTTACAGAAGTTGTCGAAAGCCACTCAGGATATGGCCACTGACAAGCAGGTCGCCCCGAGTGGGGCAACGGCGGTTCAACTGGCTCAGGTCGAATTGGCGGCGGCGAAGTCGGGGGTCGGGCGTGGGCTTGAGCCATCCCAAAAACAGGAGGCATTGCTGAATTTCACTCGCGATAGCGCGGTGATGGCGTCGGCATTCAACCTCGATATCAAGGCCGCCAGCGAGATGCTGCTGGGTTGGCGCTCTTCGATGAAGCTGGATCGGGTCCAAAGCCAGAATCTGGCAGATGCGACCAACCACCTAGGCAACAGTGGTTTGAATGTCAATGCAGCCGATATTGGCTCAGTCGTGCAACAGAGTGGTGAAGCTGGCATTGCTTCGGGCTTGTTGCCTGAACAAGTAGCGGCCCTCGCTGCAGCGTTCTTGAACAGCGGTGTGGACAAGGCCGGCGCCGGTGTGGCTTTGAAGAGCTTCACCACCGGGTTGGCCAAAGGGGACACGGCTTCACCGGAGCAACGTAAGGCCTGGGCGGAACTTAACCCAAAATTCAGTCCCGCAATGATAGCGGACGGCCTGCGCACTGACGCCCTCGGAACGATCAATCAGGTACTTGAAGCTCTGAGCAGCAAATCCCCAAAAGAACAGCAGTCGCTGACTAAAACACTGTTCGACGATAACACTGGGATTCTTGAGCTGTTGAAGAAGCCGGAAGATGCCCGGAATGCTCTTTTGCTGGTGTCCGAGAGAACCAAAGACGGGGCACTGCCAACGTTCACAGGCTCCGTCGCGAAAACCGCCGAAGCGCTGGGAGAAACCTCTCAAGGGCGGTGGAACGCACTCGATGCGAGTAACAACCGGATGTTGGCGGCGGGAGGCAATGCTCTCGCGCCGTTGACCGACGGCTTGATGGTATCGCTAGGCGCGTTGGCCGATGGCTTGAGTAGCGTTGCTGAAGCACAGCCTAAAACCACAGCAGGATTGCTTGTGCTAGCCGGAGTACTCGCAGTGGCGCGCGGCGCAGAAATCAAGGTCGCAATGGCCTCCGCCATCACCGCCGCGGCGACCAGGCTTTTGGTTCTGGCCGGTGCGCGACCGATTCCCGAGGTGTCTGACGCAACGGTTGACGTGAAGGAGCGAGCTCGCAAGGGCAAAAGGAAGAATCTGGGAGCCAGTCAAGAAAAAGGCGCCACTCCGGGTAAAAGCTCGAGCAAACCTGCGCCAAAACTGCCACGCACGTCGACAAGAAGTCGCTTGCTGAGCGCCGCTAAAATGGGTTCGGCGGTCACTAAACGGATCGCACCACTGAGGCTGCTCAGCGCTGGCTACGATGTCGTCAAAGGCCTGGAGGAGGGAAACACCAAAGCTGTCGGCGGGGCCCTGGGCTCCGCAGGTGGCGGGCTAGCGGGGACGTATGCCGGTGCCGTTGCCGGCGCAATGATCGGCAGCGTCGTGCCCATTCTGGGCACGGCAGTCGGTGGAGTGATTGGTGGTTTGTTGGGCGGCATGGCAGGCAGTTGGGGAGGGGAATGGCTGGGCGAAAAACTCGCCGCACCTGCCGATCAACTCGCCGCTCCGGACCAGGTCAGCAAAGACCTGACCAGCGCCCAAACGAGCAATCAGCAGAACTCAATGACGGCGAACATTTACATCAATGGCCAGGATCAGGCCAGCGCCAGTCAGTTGGCGAATCTGGTTGTGCAACAGATCTCGGGCCAATTCGGACTTATGACCCTGCCCAACTCACTCGCCATGCGAAGTGACGCGGCCCTGACCGATGGAGGTAGCTGATGCGTCAGCAAATGGTGTTAGGCAATTTCATTTTCGGCCTGTCCAGAAACTTCGCTTACCACAACTTGATACGTAATTCGGATGGTGGCTGGAAGGTTATCGAAACTGCCAGCAGTAAGCCCCTATCCAGCCAGACCGGCGAAGGCCTGCAAAAACTGAAGATAACGGGCAAATCGATGTACGCGACGGCCATGGAACGGCTTGACGAATTGCGTGCTATGCAGGCGC